AACTCGAACCAAGAGGGGGCCGAGTATCTCTCCAAGCTCACGATCGGGCTGCGTGAGCGATACACGGCCACGGTATTGCTCGTGGCGCACAGCGGGCACGGCGATGCCAAGCGGCCGCGAGGCGCCAGCGCACTGATGGCGAACCCTGACGCCGAGTACATTGTCGAGCGGCCAGACGCGCAGGCGATGGTGGTGGCGATGAGCCGTGAGCGGTTTAAGGATACGGCCAGCCTGTCGCCGCTCGCATACGAGGCGGTGGAGGTGCCGCTCGGGCGCATCGACAAGTATGGCGAGGCGGTCAAGTCGCTGGTGATGAAGGAGACCAATGCGCCGGGCAAGCCGGCCGTGGCTCACTCGCCCCAAGGGAAGGCACAGCGGACGATCCTGTATGCGCTCCGAGAACGCCAGAAGGCGTCTGAGACGCCGCTCGTTTGGACGGTCGAGGAGATGCGCCAGATCGGTCGGGAGTGTGGGGTGCCGAGGCAGTCTGTCCACGATGCGGTCGAAAAGTTGATGCTGTCGCCCTTCCTGAAGGCCACTGTAGGTGGCTCTATGCTGGGGGAGCCGTGATGTCCGAAAATGTCCGAAAATGTCCGATCCAGTCATTTTCGGACGGTCATGGATGTCCGAAAATGTCCGAGAGTCCTTTAGGACTCGGACATTCGGACATGACCCACGGACATCGAGAGTTGGTATGAAATACAAAGCAGAGAAGTCTAAGGGTGTTGCGTTGGCGCAACATGTTGCAGATACGCCACTAGCCAAGAGGATGCTCGAGCAGATGGGCGAAAGTGACTATCGGTTGATGAAGACCTTTCAGCAGCACTTTGGTGCAAGGTTAGTCCACTACTCTGACCAGCAGGGCGAGGTCGGTAAGCGACCGGGGTGGGAGTCATGAGTCAGGGAGAGATCAAGGCGCTCGGCCCGCTTGACTGGGAGGAGTCTGACTTCTGGGGGCATACGTCCGCTTGTCGCCGGTTCAGTATCCGGCCGCAGACTCTGAACGGGGTGACGGACTACACGCTGTGGCAGCGTGGCAGGACGGGAGACGTGATCCCAAAAAGCCTGGGCACGTTTAAGACATTCCAGGAGGCGGCAGACTTTGCCGAGGAGGCCAAGTACGGCGAGGAGAAGCGGTACAACAAGATCCACGATTGGAAGAGCAAATATGCCAAGAAGTAACTGCCCGATCTGTGGCACTCAGAGCACTGGTGGGAAGCCTCACAACTACCACAAGAACTCTGCACGGCGGAAAGGTTACACGCAGGAGCAGGTGCAGACTTGGTCGATCCAGACTCGAGAGCAGAATGCCGTGGTGGCGATCGTGTGCGATGCTGTGGACGTGGCTCGACAGCCTGATGGTTGGCGGTCTAAGCCGAAGAAGTCTCGCAAAGAGTACCATCAAGCGTACTATTGGCGGCACGCTAACAAGAGGCGGATGCAACGCCGGGTCAGTAAGACTTTACGCCGCAGGGTGCGGCCGTTGATCGCCGAACTATGTAAGGCGGTCGACATTGGCAGAATCACAGCGGGGTGGTGAATGGGTAAGCGACAGAGACAACGTGGCGCTGAGACCGAGCGCGAGGTATGCGATGAGATCGCCAAAGGCATGGGCTGGGTGGTCAAGCGCGAACTAGGCCAAGCCAGAGATGGCGGCTGCGATATTCGCCTTGCCCAGTTTGTGCTCGAGGTTAAGCGCAGGAAGTCTATCGCAGTCTACGAGTGGGTCGATCAGGCTAAGGCTGCGTGCGCTGCCTATGAGATTCCGGTGGTCATCTGCCGTGGGGATAAGCGAGAGTTTCTCGTGATCCAACGGCTTGATGACTGGATGAAGATGGCGAAGAAAGAGTTGCCAGACAGATGAAGTGCCCGAAGTGTGGCAAGCCTTCCGAAGTGGTGAAGGTTTATCAGTTCCCGACTGAAGCGAGACGGCGCAGGGAATGTATGACGTGCGGCTTCAGGTTTACTTCGAGCGAGAAGCTCTGGCGCAGGGTTTACGCCGAGGAGGTTCGCGCCGTGAAGGAGCGAGTCACCAAGAAGCCGAAGCAGGAGCCAATACCAAGACGAAAGGCGTGGTCGAACTTTGACGTGGTATCGGCTGACGATTACCAAATGGACTGGGAAGACGTAACGACCTATGTGCATGTGAGGGATGACTGATGGCAGGGACTCCGATCAAAAGAGCGAAGCGAGAGAAGGCCAAGGAGTTGATGGAGACTCAGGACTTCTGGGATCAACTCTGGATTCATCTGGGCGATGGACATTCGCTGCGATCGTTTACGGGCGACGGCAGCATCGTGCCGTATTCCGTTCTGTTCGATCGCATCCAGAAAGATCCTGCGTTGAATGAGAAGTACGAACTGATCCGAAACGCTCGAGCGCTTGCCAATGCCGAACGCATTGAGCAACTGGCCGAGAAGGTTGAGATGGAGCAGATCGATCCGAACGCAGCGAAGGTGAGCATTGGCGCGCGTCAGTGGCTTGCAGAGCGAATGGACTCGAAGCGATGGGGCAATCGCATTCAGCAGGACGTGAAGATCACTGACACGACGCAACTGCACTTGCAAGCTGTGCGTGACCTGATGCGAACGGTGGCTCACGTTGAGCCAGAAAAGCTGACTTCCGACACATCGACGCGGTCAGTTGCTGGCGCGCGTGACACATCAGAGTGATGTTACGTTATAACATAACACTCGGTTTATGCACGATCATGCGCATAATCGCGCATTGCGCGACGGTCGCGCAGTCGAGCGCGCGTAAGTCATTGATTCGTAAGGGCGCGCAATCGTAGTTCGTATAATACCCATTATGTTAAATTGTGGATAACCTGTGCGTAACCTGTGAAAAACCGCGCAAATGAGACCGATTCGCGAATACCCCCCCCGGTGGGGTCGGTGGCGGGGGCGGCGCTGGCGTGGTACCCAATACAGACCCCCCCGCGGGGTGGCATAAAGCCTTCGGAGGAGGTGTAGGTGCAAAATCCTTTCTACGACTTCGTTAAACGCTATTACAGAGACCCTGTAGCCTTCGTGCGCGAGGTGCTAGGGGTGGAGCCAGACCCGTGGCAGGTGCGCCTCCTAGAGCTTCTGGCTGCGAATGAGCGCAAGATCAGCGTCCGATCCGGCCACGGTACCGGCAAGTCGACCGTCGCAAGCTGGGCCATGCTCTGGTTCATGCTCACCCGCGCCCCGGTCAAGGTGGTGGTCACCGCCCCAACGGCCAGCCAGTTGTTCGACGCCCTTTTTGGTGAATGTCGCCGCTGGGCCAAGCTGCTACCCCCCGCCGTGGGGGAGTTGCTCGAGATCAAGTCCGACCGAATTGAATTAAGGGCCAGCCCCGAAGAGGCCTTCATCTCGGCACGCACCAGCCGCTCGGAACAGCCGGACGCCTTGCAGGGTATCCACGCCGAGTTTGTGCTACTGGTGGTCGACGAAGCGCCCGGTGTCTCGGAGGCGGTCTTCGAATCCGCCGGCGGCAGCATGTCCGGCCACAACGCCACCACGCTCCTGCTCGGCAACCCCACCCGCACCAGCGGGTACTTTTACGAAACCTTCCACCGCCTCTCTGGCGATTGGAAAAACTTGCACGTCTCTTGCCTAGACTCGCCTCGGGTGAGCAAGGAGTACGTCTCGGAAATGTCGACCCGCTACGGCGAGGGGTCGAATGCCTACCGGGTGCGCGTGCTCGGCGAGTTCCCGCTGGCCGATGACGATACGTTGATCAGTCTGGAGCTGGCGCAGACGGCCATCGACCGTGACGTGGTACAGAACCCCGGCGCACCCATATTCTGGGGTCTAGACGTGGCACGTTTTGGCACCGACTCCTCGGCACTTTGCAAGCGGCAGGGGAATGTGGTCATCGAGGCGCCCAAGACGTGGAAGAATCTCGACCTGATGACGCTCGCTGGCGCAGTCCTGCACGAGTGGGAATGCTGTGACGCCAAAGATCGACCGGCGGACATTTTGGTGGATAGCATCGGCCTTGGAGCAGGTGTAGTCGATCGATTACGCGAGATGAAACTGCCCGTGCGCGGCATCAACGTCGGCGAGTCGCCCGCCATCAAGAACCAGTACGCGAACCTGCGCGCAGAGTTGTGGGGTCGCGCAAAGGCTTGGCTCGAGAAGCGCGACTGCAAGCTGCCGCGTGACGAGCGGCTGGTGAATGAATTATCCTCGCCGCGTTATTCGTTCATGTCCAACGGCAAGCTCAAGCTCGAGTCAAAGGACGACATGAAGCGCAGAGGGCTGGCATCGCCGGACGTGGCGGACGCTTTTGTGCTGACGTTCGCGAGTGACGCGGCAACGGTCGGCGGCTCGTACTCCAACCAGTGGAGCAAGCCGGTCAAGAGACAGATCAGAGGTGTGGTATGAAGTGGCAAGACTTCTTTCTGGTAAATCCGTATCTCGGCTTCAAACTGGTTGAGGATGACCTGCAAGGCTGGGGGTCAGATGACCCCATGTTTGAGCAAGTCATCGCCAAGATCCGCCCGAGCAAGATCATTGAGGTTGGATCGTGGAAAGGGCGCTCGGCTGTCAATATCGTCAAGACGTGTCAGAAGTATGGACTGACGCCGCAGCTGCTGTGCGTCGATACTTGGCTTGGTTCGCTCGAAAACTACTCACGTCACACCGAAGACAACAAGTGGCTGCACGAGGCGCTGCATTTGGAGCATGGGTATCCAAAGCTGCACCAGACTTTTCTCTCCAATATGATCCGCTACGAAGTAAGCAACAGTGTGATCCCGCTGCCGCTGCCGTCATCGATTGCCGCTCGCGTCATTGAGGATAAGGGCATACAGGCAGATGTGATTTATATTGACGGCTCGCACGATTATCACGATTGTGTAAACGACTTGCGCGATTATTGGCCTTTGCTGCGTGATGGTGGGATCTTGTTTGGCGATGATTATCAGGCGTGGCCGGGAGTGACTCGCGCGGTCAATGAGTTCATTGACCAGCACGGCCTGCACGCCAGATCGGTGCGCCGTTCTGGCAAGTTTGCGCTTGGCAAGAACGTGGACGTGGAAGGAATTTCATGAAGTATTACTGCATCACGCTCGCCGAAACACCGGAGCGCACCGAACATGCCAAGGCACAAGCTGCTAAGGCTGGTATTGAATTGGATTTTATCTACGGCATCTTTGGCAAGACGATGCAGGTCAAGTCCGAGATACCGATGCACACGGACTACTACGTCACGCGCGGCGCGACGTGTCTCGTGCTGTCATGGCACA